TTCAGTTTGCCGATCCGACCACGCCCCCGCCGATTCCTTCAAACGGTTTTCCGCGCTCCTGCCAATTATCATACATAAGATTTTGCTGAGACTTTCCGCCCAACGCGGCAACTTGCGGCCTGTCCGAATGTTGCTTCTCACTTTGCTGGACATCACGCCCTTGGCTTTCTTCTTTGTATGGGTTAAACGGCAAGCCGTTTTTTACATAGTCCTTACACATCACTTGCGTCACTTCTTTCAATGCCGTACCTTGATGCGAATAGCATGTGCATCCGGTTCTTCCGCCTTCTACACAGCCTGCTATATATTCAAAGGTTCTTACCTGCCTTACACCGTTATAAATCGGCTTGCTTTCGGGTTTTTCGGACAATGTCGGAACAAACATATCTGCCGTAAGGTTTCCGTTATTCACCGATTCTCCTTCTGTTTTATCTGGAAGTACTGCCTGCTGTTCTGTTGCCGCCGATTCTTGTGCTGCGGGTTCTTCCTGTTTTTTTCCATAACTACTTAACATTTTATAGGACAGGCCGACAAAAATGGGAATCAGCAATATTATTACTGGCAGAGTATAAAACCACTTTGACCGCTTGACCTTATTTACGGTATGAACCTCCGCTGATTCGTACAAGTCATAGACTTTTTTATCCAGTGTATAAATGCTGGAGAATGCGCTTGATGCCATTTTTACGGGATCGTCCGCGCATATTTTCCATTCTAAAAGCGTACGCATACCCATCTTGTTTGAAGCGATGTGGTAATGTTTCCGTACAAGCGTTCTAAGATTTTGATCTAGAAGCTTAGAGCCTTGAGTCAAAACAAATATATCAATGCCCTGATGTCTGTGCGTATTCAGCCATTGGACATTTTCAGGGATTTTTGAACCTGCCGAGCGTGCCGGCCATACGTCTTGAGCTTCATCTACAATGACAATAGACCCGATATTTTCGGGCTTCTTTATCCATTCGTACATATCATGCGCCGAAAGCTGCTCATCTGTCGATTTCGGCAGCTTTTTCGCGTCCGTTTCTATGTAGGTGTGCGGTATCTTCAAGCCTTTGATGTTCGTAAATACTTTACGGCGTATGCCGTTTTCATCCGGCTTAAACATTTCATCGTTTGCCATCATGGAAACCATTTTTAATGTTTTCCCTGAACCGGGTGTGCCGGTTATCAAACAGATCTCTGCCATTTATTTTTTATTCCCGATTGAGGTTGCTAGTTTTGTCATTTGTTTGAATGACAGAATAAAGGCGATCGCGCCGAAAAGAATGTTTAGAACAGTACCACCGCCGCTTATATAGAAAAGCTGTAACATTGCTTGAGGTGCGCCCGTTATGCTATGGGTTATCGCCTGTTGAAAATGGGCTACCAATCTATCCACCCCCGAATAGGTCACGGCCATCAATCCCAATGCAGTCAATATACGGCCTGCGACGCTCATCAAGAGCGGAATCAATGCGGCCAACAATTTCATTTGCTCTCCCTTTCTTAAAAGGCACGGTTGCCTCATTAAAAAAATGTTTCTTAATCTGAAAGATTTTGCGGGGACTAGCCCCCACACCCCCAGTCTCACTTGCGACGCTGCGGGGGCAGGGGGACGGCGCAAAAGGCGCGCGCCTTACCACCTGCCCTTGCGGCAGAGTGTGTTCTTTTGGCGGGGCGGCAAGGGGTATCCAAAAAGATTTATAAAGACGATAAAGCCGTCTTTACAAATCTTTCTGGACGTCCTCCCCCTGCCTTGGCACAAGTTACTGAAGCCCGGCGGTGCTGCGCCTGCTAGACTTCACGGGATACTGTGCGGATACAAAAAAAGGCGGCAACCGCCCAAGCAAGGGCGAGAAGCATGTACCTTAGCCGTTCGGCTATGGTACATGCGTTCTCAAAGCTGAACGCGAACTGCCTGCTTGAATCAAGCACAGTCACTGTGAAAGTGACAGGTGCGGGACACTGTGCGGAATCTTGGAAGATTCCGGATTTCTGAAACTCTACATTGACGGTTTCAGACGGCAGATTTAAATCTTCTGCCGGATTGGGCTCGGGCAGCCTGTCGCAAGCGAGAATGTCGGGGAAGAATTTACACAAAAGGCCGCCGTCTTCGCCTTCTTTCCTTTCTTTGCGATGCCTACCGTTTGGGCGATCCGGAACGGCGGGGGAATCGGGTCTTGTGCCGGGCTGTCCGTCCGTATCGGGATTTGCATCGGGATTCAAATCGGGGTCGGGTTCGGGATTGGGACGCGTGCCGGGGTTCTCATTGGGGGCCGGGTTGTTTGCGGGGTTTTCGGCGGGCGATACTTCGGGCAGCGGCTGTGCGTTCGGCGCTTCCGCGCTTCCGGGGGTTAAGTCGGGACGCGGAATTACTTGAACATCCACTGTGGTGTTGCCTTGCGAATCCCTGCCGAATGTTGCGACAACCTGAACGGGATTCCCGTTCCTGTCCGTGACGGGTCCCATATTCACTTTTGTTCCGGGTGCGACTTCTACTTTTTCGGAATAACCGGGATATCCGGTTGCCTTTATGTATTTGTCGGGATTGGCATCGACTTTCAACGATAAAATCTCTTCCAGCTTTTTGGCATCCATTTCTTCTTTGTATTTTGAATTTCCTTGAAGTGAGAAACTGATAAAAGTTCTACCATCATCACCTTTAGCAACTAAACAATCTCCGCCGTTCAATCCGAAATAACAACGTTTAAAATTGTAGTTTTTAAAATAATACATATCAGGACGATTCCTTAACTTTTCCCAATACGGACGGGCAAGCCTTTCCATTTGGCTTTCCATCAATTCTTTGACTTCGGGGAATCTGCTGTAATCGGACATAAGGCGCATAATGGAACTGTCAACGCCGTAGCAGCCATAGGTTCTATTAATACGTCTTTCGTCTTCGTACCAAAGGCAATTACTATATTCGTAGCCTTTTACAAATTTGTCGGTTTCGGGGTCGTATTGGTAGCCTCGTGCCTGTATGTCTTCTTTGAAAGTTTCGTATACGTCATGGGCTAAAAGGGCTGTTCCGACATAGGGAACCGCCCTTGTGCTGAATTTCGCGCCTAAGCGGGCAAGTTTGCCGACTCCTGCCAAGACTCCGGCGCGGGAAACTGATGCGGTAAATTTAACGGGGACTTTTTCAAGAGAGCGTGCACCTGTTGAACTTTCTAATACATTCAAATTCAAACTTTTATCAAATTTGTAATTGTATTCTGTATAGATTCCCCCTCCTTCACCCAAAACTTTGTATGCCTTGAATCCATTATCGTTATATTTTTCCGAAAGTGCATACATCAATTTCCCATTTTTAATTTCTAAATCTGCCGAAAAAGATTTAGCACTCAAAAGAAACAGAAAAGAAATTATTAGAATCCGAAACATCAATTTTTCCATTGCCAATAATGAAAAATGAATCATCCTTGAATTTAATTTCAAAGCAAGATTCATTAAAATTAATTCTATTAAAAAAATTATGACATTTATCCATTGAGAAATTTTCCAATAAACCAGTTTCTTTCAAATAACAATAAAACACATAAGAAAGAGGCCTATCAGGATAAAATTCTGACAATTTATCTAAATCAGAATTTGATATATAGAAAAAGTCACGTTCATTTTTATTCATGGTTTCAAGCCTCAAATGTCTAATTAAAAGCCTGATTTTAAAACACGTCATATAAATATCAAAGCAACAGACAAAGCCAAGAAGAAACCTAGAAGAAACCAAAAATCAATAACCATCAATCAGTACCAACCTTGCCTATGTCTTTTAAAAAATTAATCAAAAGCCTGAAGCCGTAAATGACTACGAACAGAATTAAAACCGTCGAACCGACATAAGAACCCTGTTTGATCTGCTCAAAATTGGAACATTTCGGATAGGACAACATTACCGGCTTTCCGTTCAAGACCCATTTTTCGCCCACCCTTTCCGGCCTGATGATTTTTCCGTCCTGGGTAACAGTAGGGGGAAGGGACGACAATAAATAGTCGTCTGCCTGCAATCTTGTATCAAAACAATTCATACCGACACGAAAGCCCATTTACGCGCCCCCTCTTTCTTCACTGCCGTTATTTGACAGATTTGATCATGCTCCAAGCCATTTTGAAGCCTTGGATTGCAAGAATCACGGTAATTGCCGCCATACCCACGGCGGAAACCATTGCCACAAAACCCATGATTACATTCGCCACTTGCGTACCAATCGCGGATGCATCAAAGCCATCTGCCATAACAATAGCCGGTGTGAAGATACCGGCTGCCAACAATGCTTTTACAGCATATTTTTTAACGATGTTCATCGTTTTTTTCCTTTTTTTGATGTTTAAAGTAAGACGACTTCTTGACTTGCTTCATCCGGGCGAAGTCTTTCCCGAATCTCGTTTTTAGCCGATAAAATAGAGGATGGCGAAAAGAAAAAGAAACATACAGACCACCCAGCCGATAATTAGTGTTGCAAGGTTCATTTTCATGATATTTTTCCTTTGTTGCGGGCTTTGTGAAAGGTTGACAGACCGCCCGCCGAGCCTGTTTTTCTTTTATTCCGATTTTACGAAGAACTGAAATATCTGGAATCCTCCGCCTATTTCATTTATGCCTGAATTCAACGCATCTTCGTAGCTTTCAAATTGACCTGCTGATTTAATATTTTGAGTAAACCCCACATCACCGAAAGGATCGGGATAAATAAAGTCATGCGTTTCCAAGTCTTGAACTATGAAACGTTCTTCAAATTTCATAAATCAACCTTTCGGCTTTTCTGCCACCTGAAAATCAATTAATGAAGGAACCATGCCCTTACCTGTCGAAGTCATTTCAACCGTTACCATAACTTCGCACGGGTATTTGAGATTCTCTAATTTTGAGAAATTCTTACTGTCCCCGAACTTCATTTGTGCTGCCGTGAATCCAACAGCATTTCCCGACTGTGCCGGCAAAGGTGTTGCAACCAATACGGAACAAGTGTCGATATTAGAGCCATCAATTTCGCCTTTGAATTTTTTAGCTCCTAAAAAAGTTGCGGGATAAGTTACAGTTTGAGTTTGATTAAACATATTAATTTTTCCTTTTTAGGTTAATTTTGATTTGCATGAAGATCATACATTCTGTCGAGATAAAGCTGATATTGCCTCTCACTTTCTACATCGTGATGTGGATCGAAAAGCCTTTTATCCGGATCGAATTTATCTGATTGCTTAAATTTGATAATTCCGAGTTCTTCCAATTCAACCTCTAAATCTACATCCGGTTGTTCGTGGATAAAGCCGAATTTCAAAGATTCCTTCAATCCGGCCAACGAATATTTTTCAGGTTCTAGCCCTTTGGGATACCCCAAATCTGCCTTCAGATATCTGACAATTTCATCACTATCAAAACCCATATCAAACATGAAATTAATCAGTTTGCCGACCGCGTTTTTTGCGTATCTCAATTTATGCTGAAAAGTTAAATTAGCCACTTTTTTACGGTAATCGAACCTTTCCGGATTCGGCATATTTTTAAATTTCTGACAAATCGGGAAAGCGCCTGAAAAGTAAGAACCTTGATTTATCAGAATATCCAAAGGTATTTCCATATCTCCATGATTAAACTGAATTTCGAACCTTACCCACTTGCTTTCTTTATCGCCTAGCTGCCTGCCTTTCTCATAAACACGCACAAAACGAGAATTTTTCTTGCGACCTACATAAAATGTCTTGCCGCTCCCGTCCTCTCTCCGCCAAGCCGTTCCAACCATTTCAGATTTCGGCCTCATGTTACTGTTATCGAAAAAACCGTTATCGTGATCCAAAAGTGCCTGTTCCGGCGTGTACTCCCCATCAAAAAAATCAAGTGCCAAATCTACCCGCGTTATCCTCGGCCTCAATGAATCTTCCAAAAACTGCTTAAGCCTCAATTCCCAACCTGGATTTGCAATGTTGCAACCTACACCTTTCAATTCGATTAAAACCGTATTTCGCTGACCTCCGTAATGGACTTCGCCGTAGTCAACTTCTTCCGATCCCAACCTAAACATCGAATCGTAAAATTTATTGCCCTTCGATTTGCATCTGCTCGTGATGCCAAACCCTAATATTTCCTCCAATTTTTTGCTTAAAACAAACATATATTCGGCATCGGAAACTAAGGGGCATCCGGAAACTTTCAGCAAGGAATCTTCGTGCAGTGTGAATGACAACCAATCTATAAAAACGCCGTCCTGCCTGCCCCTACGTTGCGGAATTTCTAATAACTTCCCATTGCCGTTAGATATGAAATGGGAAAAATATTCTGCTTCACTCATTTTGTTCAGTACCTTTAGGGATTTGTTTTATTTCGCTCCCCCCCTGTTAGTCAGGGGGGGGGCTTTCAGCCGTTTCCCGTCTGCCGCGCTAAAGCGCGTCCAACGGTCAACGACCGAAAGCCCAATCCTGACAAACTGTTAAAGATCAAGAAGAAAGACCACAACCGTCTGTTGTGATAATTACCGGAAAATTCGAGCCAACCGAATCTATATAATCGAACGCCTGATAAAGCTTTGAAAAATTTTCTTGTTCAGCGAGTTTATGCGGTTCACCATGCCTGAACTGATAGAAACATAAAACGCAATAATCTGATTTTTTAAATATTCTCCAATAGGAACAAGAAAATATTACATTTGCTACTGACATAAAAAAGCCCCTTTCACTTGGCTGTCAAAGGGGAATGTTAAGAAAAGTAATGCGCCCCTTTGATAGAGCGCATCATATAAGGCGGGAATCCGGCTTGTTCGGTTTCGGTTCTTTTTCTTGTTTCGGGTGATTTCTAAACCGTCATTCCCGCGCAGGCGGGAATCCAGACCTTTAAACCCCGACCATCCTTGATAAATTCTTGCGGCATTAAAATTCTAGATTCCCGCTTTCGCGGGAATGACGGCGGAGGGTTTTTTGCTTTTCCTGATTTTTCATTGCGATGTAGTATAATGTAGTATATAATCATTATAATTTTAACACTTGACAAAGGAAAATTTCTCATGACACTGAAAGCAAGCAAGCAAGCAAGCAAGCAAGCAAGCAAGCAAGCAAGCAAGCAAGCAAGCAAGCAAGCAAGCAAGCAAGCAAGCAAGCAAGCAAGCAAGCAAGCAAGCAAGCAAGCAAGCAAGCAAGCAAGCAAGCAAGCGGTCGGGTTAATCTATTAACATTATCTGTTTTATCGCTGTTTTGCACGCCATATGTTTGAGGTTCGGATGCGTACGATCCCGTCAAAGAAGCCGAGATTAAAAACAAATTTATTTTAGAAGCGGCGGAAGACAGAAATTCCCACGTTTGGCGCGGCCCGTGCAGCATATCTTTTGATTGCTTCGGTATGTTCAGAGCTCAGCTTGGTTCAAATACTCGTTCTACCAAAATCGGCGACGATGCCGATTTTTCATTTTCAGACAAGCCGAAACCCGGCACTTCCCATTATTTTTCCAGCGGTAAAACCGATCAAAATTCATCCGAATATGGGTATGACGAAATCAATATCTAAGGTAAAAACTACAATAGCGGCATACTCGCCGTCGATAAT